GCCATCTTTGTGCCTTCTGAATCGTCGGAGCGAGGAAGGTAAGATTCGACTGCAGACCTAGTTAGAACAGACTTAGAGTTTGTCCAAGCGCTATCAAGCGCGCCTAGTATGTGGGCTGGAACCTCAACGGTAGCCATTCCTGCATCAAGTCCAATGGAGTAGTAAATCTGCTGAGCAGTCACTACCTGGATGACGTTGAAATTCTTGCCGTTGGCCCCTCTTTGCAGGGGTTCCAATCTTTTGAGTGGTACACTGTCCACTCCCCAATAATGGGCATACAGAGCGCCCCAACCTCTTAGCTTAACCTGTTGTTGCAACAGGATCAACGAACGATGTTCTGTCAATGCTCTGCGTTCACATAGGAAAGTCTTGTGAACGAAGGTTGGGTAAACAATGGGAAATGAAAACGGGAAGTCGCTAAGAACCGTATGTCGTTCGCGAAAATCTCGAATTGGTCGGTCAAAGTGAAATGACGGTCCACAGACGAGTTGCGATCGTATCCAGTTAAACGCCTGAATGCCCCATTCAACCAACCTCAAGGCAATTGCCAGGGGGTTGGGTACAGGTATCCAGCGAATAACAGCGCGAAATCCTCCAACGTTAAAGTGGTCGTTTCCATAATCCCATAGGAGATGGGAGTAGGTAGCTGCACCAGCGATGTTTTCCTCAAACATGTTGCTTCTGAAACAGAAGTGGCCGTCCAAATCAGAGCCGGCAACTGCCCGTGGTGTAATAGTATACAACAGAACGGAGTTATCTTGCTCAGTAAGGAACAGTGGCATGTCGACATAGTAGTCGACGTCAGTCATGACGAGAACGTCATCTTGACCGATAGGATCGTAACGATAGGGAATCGTGAGATCCTTCGACATGTAGAGGAAGCGATCACCTGCGTCCCCACGCCTCATGTCGGCCTTCGACATAGAGACGTGGTACGGGCGTCTACCTGCTGCTTCAACGATAGTCACGCTAGTATCGACTGCTGCACTCCTAGCGGCAG